GAAAACGATGGATGCCTGATTGTGATCGGCAGCGCAGCCGTAGACCTCGGCGCGTTCTTCACCGTCGCCGCAGGTGAGCAGCAGTGCGATGGCCGCAGCCAGTTCGCTTTTGCCCATCTTCTTCGGGATTTCCACATAGGCGGTGTTAAACTGCCGGTAGCCGTTGGGCTTTAGAACGCCAAACACATCCCGGACAATCTGTTCCTGCCAGTCGATGAGCTCGAATGGCTCTCGGTACCACTGGCCTTTGGTGTGCCGCAGGCTTTTAATGAAGCTGACGGCATAATCGGCGGAGTCCTTGTCGTAGAAGGAATCCTTCGCCATAAACTTGGTCGGTTTGTATTTTTTGAGCTTTCGTATATGCCGTCGCCTCCTTCCTGCGGGCATGAAAAAAGACTGCCGAAGCAGTCCATCTGAAATCTATTGACAACGAGAGACAGGGCCTTCTGGCCCAGGCTCCCGGCTGTTTTTAGTTATAATCCTTCATCAGGATGGCAAGCGCGGTGGCGGTGTTTTCGTCGGCGGGTTCTATGTCCCAGCCCCGGTCATAGTTGCAAACCGTCTTGCCATTCCGCTTCAGCGTCAGCTTTGAAATGCGGCCCTCGTCGATGCCGTACTGTGAACCCTCGTCGTAGTGCTTAACCCAGTAATGAAAAATGTCGCTGCCGAGCTTGATACTTCCTTCTGACCACATAATTGCTGCCTCCTTGATTTCTTACTCATGGCGCTCGTCGATCTTTCGGCAGGAATCAATACCGTAGATCACGTTCAGGCCGGAGCCGTTGTCCCAGTTCACCAGGATGGAACCGGTGTCGTCGACTCCGTACACGGTACCACGAGTACCAATGGGCGGAGCCTGCACGTCGTCCATTCGCACAAGCTCCACGCGGGTACTGGCCGGGTAAGTTTCCCGGAGGTGCACCAGCAGTTTCTTATTCATCAGCATCGGGAGCGCCTCCTTTGAAAGCCGAGGACCCGGTCAGGTTCTTCAGCAGAATTTTCCGGTCGGCCTTGTACTCAGCTCCAATGAAGCCCAGCCGCAGGAGGAAGCAGCGGAAGGCGTACTTGTCGTTATTGACATCCTTGTCCTTGGCAGTGACGCGCTTCTGGGTTTTAGCTATGCTGCAGAGCCTACCGATGAACTTGGCGTAGGCGCTGATTTCTTCCGGTGCAGGAAAACCCGTGAACCATGGGAAGGAAATCTTGTCGTCCTCGACCGTGATCGTCAGGGTCTCCGCGCCCAGCGCTTTTTTGATGAGCGTCGCTTTGCTTTCGACCAGATGCTGCAAGTTAGCGATGGCCTCGTCGGTGAAGCCGTCCTTCGGCATCGAAATCGTAAGGCTATCCGGCACATCGACTTCCTCGGTGGGAGCGGCTTCTTCGGCGGCAGGCTCCTGGTTCTCGGCGGCAGTGAAGCCGTCCGCGATCAGGTTGTGGGCGATGCGCTCAGCCTTGGCGTCATCCTCGCATAGGAAGGTACCGTCCTTGTCGACCGTGATGTCGCCGATTTCGTAGGCACAGGTCGGCATCTTCATGTATACCGGCTTGTCTTCCGTGATCCTGCTAATGGCACCTACCAGTCTTTTACGTTCTGAACCAGTTACGTTGTAGTTGATTTTCATGGGGGTTGACCACCTTTCTTCATTTTGGTAGTCACATATATCACTCTAAAGCTGTGAAATAGCAAGCCATTACCAAACTGATTATCTGACAACTGTAGGCGGATTTTTTGTGTAGATTATGATGCGGCGGCTTCTGTGGCAAGCTCGGAATAAGCTCGCTTCTCGCCGTCACGGATGAGGTACACACTATCCGCATTTCCGACCTGCTCGATATACCGATTTACAATGACGTCGCAGTATTTTTCGTCGAGCTCGATCATGTCGCAGACGCGGCTGGTCTGCTCGCAGGCGATGAGCGTGGAGCCGCTGCCGCCGAAGGGATCGAGCACAATGCAATTCGACATGCTGGAGTTGAGAATTGCATAGGCCAGCATGGCGACCGGCTTCATGGTCGGGTGGTCGGCGTTTTTCTTGGGCTTGTCGAATTCCCAGATCGTGGACTGCTTCCGGTCGGAGTACCATTCATGCTTGCCGGATTTCTTCCAGCCGAACAGGATCGGTTCATGCTGCCACTGATACGGCGAGCGGCCGAGGACCAGCGACTGTTTCTTCCAGATGCAGGTGCCGGACAAATAAAAACCGGCATCCGAGAAGGCCCTGCGGAAGTTCAGCCCTTCGGTGTCGGCATGGAATACATAGATGGAGGCGTCCTGCGCCATTGCCTTTTCTGTATTGGCGAAGGCATCGAACAGAAACTGATAGAATTTGTCGTCCGCCATGTTGTCATTCTGGATCTTCCCGGCGTTGCCTTCGTAGTTCACGTTATAGGGCGGGTCGGTCACCGTGAGGTTTGCGAGCTTTCCGTCCATCAAAAGGTCGAAGGTGTCCGTCTTGGTGCTGTCGCCGCAGACCAGGCGGTGGTTGCCGAGCAGCCACAGGTCGCCGGGCTTTGTGACGGCAGGCTTTTTGAGTTCTTCATCAACGTCGAAGTCATCCTCTTTCACGTTCTCCGCCGCGCCGGAGAGTTTGTTTAGTTCCGCGTCGGTGAAGCCGAGCAGAGAAACGTCAAAGGCGTCAGCCTGCAGATCAGACAGCTCGACCGCCAGCATTTCCTCATCCCAGCCCGCGTTCATGGCAAGGCGGTTGTCCGCGAGGATGTAAGCACGTTTTTGCGCTTCGGTCAGGTTTTCCGCAAACACACAGGGAACCGTTTTATAGCCTTCCTCCTTGGCGGCGGAAACACGGCCATGGCCGGCGATGATGTTGTAGTCGCTGTCGATGATTACGGGAGAGACAAAACCGAACTCCCGGAGGCTGGAGCGAAGCTGCGCAATTTGTTCCTTGCTGTGGGTACGAGCGTTGCGGGCGTAGGGCACCAGCTTATTGATGTCCACTTTTTCAAAGCGTTCTGTATTCGCCATAGATTATTTTCCTTTCCGCGCCGTCAGCAGGCGCTCCATCAGATCGTCCTGCGGATTGTCGCCGCTGTAACCGGCAGCGCAGTTTTCTTTTACGATCTGAAAAATCTCAGCCCAGTCCGCACGGGTCTGGCACTTGAAGCTGTTTGCCATCGTTACATAGGGTGAGGCGATGGCATTGCCGGTGGTGGGATGCTTAGCAAGAAAACCGTATTCCGTGATGGCCTCCTCGCACTGAATCCAGCGGGCCGCGCTCATGGCATACCGTTCGATGGTATCCGGAGGAACGAGGTGAGCGCAGCCCCGGTCGGAGAGCCATTCCCAGACGGATTTGTAAATGTCAGCGGCGGGCAGAGCTTTACCGCTTTTCTGAACCGCCGAGAGCATTTCTTTTGGCTCCGGCATGTCCTGACCACGCAGGTCCGGAGCATTTTTGAATTCCATAACGGTGAGCGGGTGCTTTCCCGGATTGCCGTCCGCAATTTTATCCGCCAGCGGCTTCCGTTTTGCCCCGGCACCGGCTCTTACCCCGCCACGATTTGTTCCATCTTTGGCCATGCAGCAGTTCCTCCCTCCTTGGCGGGGTCAATACCCCGTTTGATTCCGCGTTTTAGCGAAGATAACCCCACGCCCGTTCCCCGGCGATATTCGCACAGAGATTCAGACCGCCCTACCGGTCAAGCGCAAAGTGATTATGTTTTCGTGATTTTTGTATTTGTTTTGGTCTGTAGCAAAATGTGATACAGACCTCGCGGGACCGCATTTTGGTCCCATCCTCAACGATCATGCCAGCGGTCGCCCATCTCGGCGGTTATCTTCGAGTGGCACGGGGTGCAGAGCGCCTCAAGGTTGAAGTCGATGTGCGTACCGCCGCGAGAGAGCGGGAGCCGATGGTGAACTTCGGTCGCGGGCATGTAGACACCGCGCTTCAGGCACTCCTCGCACAAAGGATGCTGGGAAATGTATCTGTCACGGATGCGCTTCCACGCGCGGCCGTACCGTTTCTTTTCTACAGGATCGCGGTCATACTGTTCATACTGTTTGTCGACCAGCTTCTGATGCTCCTCGCAGTAGCGGCCGGGCACCAGCTTCGGGCAGCCGGGATAGCGGCAGGGCGTCAAAGGG